TGGAGACAATCCAATAGATTGCATGACAGTGAGTAGGTCGGATAATGGCATGAGGGCGGCTCCTGTGAGATTTTATTTATGCTCGAAACGGGCAGGGCGCGCGGCGGCGATGGCTTTTTCTGGTGCTACATCTCTACATTCATTTTCTGTGGGATATTCATACAATCTATATTCATTAGAATCCCGCCCGCCTTTTAAATATTTACTATGAAAACAAATCCTCCTTGATTTAACCTCATTTAATCGCGATGGAAGAATTAGATGATATTCCTTTGAGTCTGGAACTTCATCTAATAAAAGTAATGATTCTTGAGTATAATGACAAAGGGCAACTATTTTATTCATGGCATCATTGCCAATATTGATATAAGGCTTTATCTCAACCCATAGTCCTGTTTCCTTAAAATGAAATCCAGGCAACCAGAAATCCGGCAGATATCGTCCCGCGTCACCGAGGTCATATCCTTCTTTTTCGTATTCCCACTTGATGCCGAGAGTATCAAAAAAGACCGCCCACCTGGCCTCCAGGCGGCTGCGAAAAAGATACCCCTTATATGAGGTCTGTATCGGCGTAATCTTCACTCGCACCCCTCCTGATTTATCCGGTTAATCTCATCCACGGAGATGAAAATCTTATCACCTTTTCGGATACTGACAATTTTATTATCCTTAACCTTTAACCATACCCAGTGAGGGCTCATATTGAGCTTTTCTGCGGCCTCTTTAATAGTCAGCGGCGCGGGAATTAATCCTGTAGAATTCATTTTATTACCTCCGTTTTTTATTACATTAACTCTTTTTTATTCTCATGTCAACTTTTTTCTTGACATTCTTTTTCGTCCTGATATAATCATCTCATCAGGCCAGCCCCATCATAATCGAATAGTCGGTTAATGGAAACGGCCACCTAAAAAGGAGTACCGCCATGTCAGTCATGCCAGCGCCAAACGCGCCCCCCGAACTATCTCTCGAATCCCTCGTAAAAAGTTTCCAGCTGATAAAAGCGCAAGAAGAGCACTACCGGTCGCTCCGCGTGGAAATTGAACTCGCCATATCCGCTCTCATTCCCGGCGAGCTGGAGGGCACTGAGTCCCGCGAGGTGGACGGGCTTAAAATCAAGGTGGTGCGCAAACTCACCCGCACCCTTGACGAGAAGCTGTACTTCAAAAATATGTACCTGATTCCGAAGAGTATAGACCCCGTGATATATAAGCCGTCGCTCGACCTTAAAAAGCTCCGCGCGATAGAGACGGCAAACCCCGAAGTCTTCGCCGTCTGCCAGAAGTTCATCTCGGTCAAGCCCGCGAAGGACTCGGTAAAGGTCGAGGAGGTGGAATGATGAGCGACTTTTCTTTAAAAAATATCACTACGGGCAAAACGAATCTCCCGCCTCGCATAGTCCTATACGCAATGGAGGGCATGGGTAAATCAACATTTGGAGCGTCAGCATTCAACCCAATTTTTATTCAGACCGAGGACGGGCTGAATGAGATAGACGCGGCAAAATTCCCGAAGGCACTATCATTCGACGATGTGATGGGTCAGCTTCGCGTTTTGTTTTTGGAGAAGCATGACTACAAGACGGTCGTCATCGACACGCTCGACTGGTTGGAACCTCTCGTCTGGCAGGCGACCTGCGCCATACACGGGGAGCCTAATATCGAGGGGATGGAAAAGAAGAGCGCATTCGCCTACGCGAAGGGATACCATTTCGCCCTCGACCAGTGGAACAGGTTGCTTTTTGCCCTTGATGAGCTCAGAATCAAAAAAGGCATGGCGATAATTCTCATCGGGCATGCCGAGGTTAAACGGTTTGATAGCCCGGACACTGAGCCCTACGACCGGTATCAGATTAAACTACATAAAACAGCGGCCCCGAAAATAATCGAATGGGGCGATGCCGTGTTGTTTGTTAATAATCAGGTTTTCGTCGAAAAGACGGATGTGGGATTCAATAAGAAAGTCGTGCGCGGCACCGGTGGGCAGAACCGACTGATGTACACTGAGGAGCGCCCGGCATACCGCGCGAAAAACCGTTACGGTCTGCCGCCGGAACTGCCGTTTATCAAGGGCGAGGCGTGGAACACATTAATTGCGGCGATAAAAAACAGCCGCACAACTAAACCAGAAGGAGAAAAATAACATGAGCGAATTAGGTTACAATGCAAACCCCGAACAGGATGCGGCGGGTCATAAGGGCGGCTTCGAGATAATAGAGCCGGGCTGGAAGAAGGTCGTCATAACAGCAAGTGAGGTCAAGGACACGAGCTCGGGTAAGGGGAAGATGCTCGTCTTCACCTATGAGTTACAGGACGGCACCGGCCGCACGGTGATAGATAGGCTTAACATTGTCAATCTCTCCGAGGTCGCACAGAAAATAGGCCGGGGCGCGCTCGGAAAGATTGCCGTCGCCATCGGACATAAGGACACCCTCAGCCGCACCGAGCCGTTACACGGCAGGCCGTTCGAGGCGAAACTGACGGTCGAGGACTTTGAATCGAACAAGCCAGAAGATAAAGACCCCGTAACCGGTAAAGGCAAGATGCTGAAATCTAATAAGGTAACGGACTACCGCGCGGTGACTGTCGCGGCACCCGTGTTGGCAGCGGACAAAACACCGGCAGCCTGGTAAGTAAAGTTTGACGCGCAATAACGGCCCGTTGGAACCCGACCGGGGTAGGTTTGACCTCGTTAGAAAGGCGGGCGCGTACATTGTCGGGTGCTCTGTACGCCGCGTCAAAATAAAGGAATACTATACTAAAGCCCGTTACTTTTCAGACTTCATAAGAGAACCGGAGTGGTTTCGTGGAATATAAGGATTACGAGCAGGAATATATATCCGGTGGTATACGCCTTTATCAAGCCGACTGTATGAAAATGTTATCTCAGATACCGGATAAATATTACTCGCTTTGCATAGTTGACCCGCCGTATGGGATAGGTGCAAGCAATTATACAAGAGGCGGTACTCAATATGGCAAAAGCAAGGCAACTTGCAAAGAATATGGACTTAAAAAGTGGGATTCTGAAACACCATCCTTGCAATATTTTGAGGAACTAAAGAGGGTGAGTAAGCAGCAAATTATTTGGGGTGGCAATTACTTTATTCTTTCACCGTCATCATGTTGGATTGTTTGGGATAAGGACAACGGCGATAACGGCTATGCCGATTGCGAGCTTGCATGGACAAGTTTCAAAACGGCAGTCCGCAAGATTAAATACAAATGGCATGGGATGCTCCAAGAAAACATGAAAAACAAAGAGTCTCGCATCCACCCCACCCAAAAGCCCGTCAAGCTCTACGAGTGGCTCCTAAAAAACTATGCTAAGCCGGGTGATAAGATACTGGACACACATTTGGGAAGTGGTAGCTCGGCTATTGCCTGCTACAATATGGGGTTTGCCCTCGATGGTTTTGAAATCGATGTTGATTATTTCAATGCCGCAGTGGATAGACTGGAGAAGCACAAGAGACAGGGTGTACTATTTACACCGAAAGAAATCTTTTAAAGTAGGAGGCCCAATGTACCCATACTTTCGCGTTACCGAGTGCGTTGAGAATTTCGATGGGGCATTACAGTTGTGGCTGGAGCATTTTAAAGTCCTCGGCATCCCTGCGTGCGTGGCGAGGACTGAGGGGATAATCAATCCGCAGGGAAGGTACGCTGGCAGGGGCTACGCAGTCTGGCGTCAGGGTGAGGAGACGGCGGCGATAGGACGGGAGCCCAACAGCGAGAAGCTGGACGGCGAGATTATCGAGTCGGTAAACGGGTTTCAGCATATAGTGATTTAAAGGAAAAAATATGGCAGACCTGACTTTTTTATATGAAGAGGACACTATCGCAACGGTAGATAAGGCCGTGGCGCTCAAGGCGCAATCGGAACCTCCGCGCGGATATCTGGGTATGAGCGAAATAGGCGACGAGTGTGTGCGGAGATTATGGATAAAGTACCATGCGGCGCCCATAGAGGAGTTCTCAGGCCGGATGCACAGGTTATTCGACACAGGTCATCTCATCGAGGCGCGCGTGGTGCGCGACCTGCGGCTTGCCGGGCTGAAAGTCAATCGCTCCGCGAAGGCGAACTCCTACTCGGACTTCGACGGGCTGTTCAGAGGTCATTCGGACGGGAGGATAACCGGACTCAAGGAAAGCAGTAAGACTCATATCCTTGAGGTCAAGTCCGCGAGTGATAAACGATTCAATGAGTTTAAAAAAAACGGCATCGAATCGGATGCTAAATACTTCGCTCAGGCACAGCTCTACATGGGGTATGCGAAGTTGGTACGGTGCCTGTTTGTCATCGAGAATAAAAACACTTCCGAGCGGATACAGGAGCGCGTCAAGTTCGACCGCGCTTTATTCGAGCGGCTGAGGGAAAAGGCCCGCCTTATCATCGAATCGAAGGAGCCGCCAAGGGGTATCAGCGATAGAGTCGATTGGTTTCAGTGCCGGATGTGCAATTTAAATAACGAAAAATATTGTCGGAAGGATTGGAGCGACGGGAAGGTGCCCTTTTGAAACCGCGCGCATACCAGGTCTCCGCACTTGAGTCAATCTGGCAGGCGTTAAAGACCGAATATTCGGTATTGCTCGAAAGTCCGTGTGCCGCCGGAAAGACGATAATTTTCGCCAAAATCGCTCAACGCCTATTGGCCGAAAATCCGTCGTTCCGAGTGCTCATACTCACAGACCGCGAGGTGCTCGTAACGCAAAGCCGCGATAAGCTTCTCCGTGTCGCGCCTGAGCTATCTCTTTCCGTCGGGGTAGCATGTGCTTCGGTGTCCGGCGACAAGCGGCTGGACGCGCGCGTAACGATAGCCAGCAGGCAAACACTTATCCGCCGGCTCGGGTCGTTCGCGCCGGTGCAGCTCGTAATCGTGGACGAGTGCCACTTGCTGGCAACTCCGAAGGAGGGCGACGCCGAACCGCCCGACCAGTTCGGAGCAATAATATCAACGCTCCGCAAGTATAATCCCCGTATGAGATTGCTCGGCGTTACGGCGACCCCGTACCGCCTGAACGACGGGTATATCTACGGCACCCGTAACGCGCCCAAGTGCCAGCCATATTTCACCGAAGTCCACCACCGCATAACGGTAGGCGAGTTGCAGTCGATGGGGTTTCTCGCGCCGTTGATAGGTAAGGTCGCCGTCCCTGCCGGGCTGGAGACGCGGCTTGATAATACATCTCTCGTCAGCGGCGAATATAATCTCGGCACGATATCCGGCATCATGAGCGAGGGCCAACATATCCGGAGCGCGGTCGAGGCATGGCAGCAGCACGCCTCCGATAGGAAAAAGACCATCGCGTTTTGTGTTACTATCGCGCACGCCGAGAAGCTCGCCGCAGCGTTTAACGCGGATGGTATCCGCGCTCTACCCATACACAGCGAGCTCGATACGCTGGATAGCTACGCCAACATGGAGTCTTTGCGCAACGGCGAGGGGCAGGTTTTTTGCTCGGTTGCCCAGTTGACGACAGGTATGGATGTCGCAGATATCGACTGCATTTTAATGGCGCGGCCCACAAAGAGCGCCGCGCTTTACAAGCAGATTTTAGGTCGTGGGCAGAGGATTTCGCCCGGAAAGGAAAATTGCCTTGTGCTCGATATGGTGGGTAATTCCAACGAGTTCGGCACCGACCTAGATAAACTCAAAATCCGCTATCGGCAATCGACCGCGCCGAGCGAGCGAAACCCTGCCGGGATAAAATACTGTCCGACCTGCGATATCGAATTACACCCGGCGGTCAGGGTGTGCCCAGAGTGCGGTTATGAATTTGTCTTTGAGGCGGATGCGCCAGACCTGAAAGATGTTGAGTTCGGCTCACAGCCGCCCGTGACCTGCGATGTAATGGGTATCTACGGCGAGCCCCATATAGGCAAGGAGTCGGGCAAAACACTATTGAAAGTCCGCGTGGAGATAGACCTTGGGACTGCTGTCAGGACGGCGAATATGTGGATGTGCTTTGAGGGCGACGGGTACTCCGGGTATGCCGTAACGAAGGGGAAGGCGCTATGGCATCAGCTCACATTCGGCATGGTGCCATACCCTGATTCTACGGCAGACGCGCTCGAACTAATCAAAAACGGCGCATGGTCTACACCCAGCCATGCGGTCGTGGATATTAGCGGAAAGTGGCCGGACATTAAAACGCTGATTTTTGATGTCCCGTTCTGATAATGTAAATTATTTACTTGACAAGTAATCATAATCATATATAATAGAGTTATAAAGAGTGGTCAACCATTAACAAGAGGCACAAAATGACTAAGCATAAAAAGCTATGGGCTGTCCGTAAGCATTATTTTTCAGCAGATGCGTGGGAGGCTCAGGAAAGAATAAAAGAGAGCCAGAATATAAGCCTCGATACGTGGGATTGCATTTGCGGGGCCGTGAAAATACCTCAAAACTTTAATTGTCCTTTTTGCGGGATGGACAAAAAAGCGATTAATCTGTTTTAGCCTGCGACAAACACTAACTAACCATGATGGATTAAAATAACAAACACAATCAACACAGCGGGAGGACGAGAAATGAAGCTCATCTGTATTAAATGCGGATATACATGGGAGGCGAGGACGGAGCACCCGAAGGAGTGCCCGGCCTGCAAAAATCGAAAATGGGACGAGCCGAAAAAGGAGGCGACCTATGAGCAGACAGATTGACAAAAACCTCGAAAACCACATGGTGCTCCCGGAGGCCCACGGCAGGCCGGAGCGCGAGGAGCCGGAGTATAAAGGTCAGCCGGAGCGCACGCTGGAGGAGAAGCTGGAACATTTGGAGGAAAAATACACGCAATACGAGCAGATGTTTCTCGGTGAGCAACGGCGCGCAGACCGGCTTGAAGCGAAACTTAAAGGAGAAAAATAATGAAATACAAATTGACAGATACCATAAAGATGGTAGGCAAGATAAAACTTTACAGAATAGAGGCATTAAAAGATTTCGCGGGTGTGAAAGCCGGTGAGATGGGTGGATGGATAGAATCAGAAAAAAATCTCTCGCAAATAGGCAATGCACAGGTCAGCGGCAATGCGCGGGTCTACGACAATGGGCGGGTCTACGGCGATGCACAGGTCTGCGGCAATGCGCAGGTCTACGGCAATGCACAGGTCAGCGGCGATGCGCAGGTCAGCGGCGATGCGCGGGTCAACGGCGATGCGCGGGTCAACGGCGATGCGCAGGTCAGCGGCGATGCGCGGGTCTGCGGCAATGCGCGGGTCTGCGGCGATGCGCAGGTCAACGGCGATGCGCGGGTTAGTGGTAATACGTGGGTCAGTTAGGGAGGGAGTATGACGATAAAAGAGGTTTACGATAATTGGAAACACGCGGATGATTTATTGTCAAACCCCGATGGTGATAATTTCATCCGTGCCGAAATCTGGGTCGCCATAAAGAAAGAGGTCGAAAGCGATAAATCCCTATCCCAGTTGGAAGCGGAACTCCGTGAGGCCGAGAAGAAAACAGCCATCACTATGGCGAGGCTGGAGAAAGTAACGGCGGATTTGTATGAGGCGTTAGAGGAATTTAAAAAGGAGGGGTGGAAATGATACAGGTCTGCTGTGAGTGTAAAGTTGTCTACGGCGAAAAGGAACCCCTGGATGATAAGTCAACCACCCACGGCTATTGTGAGCCATGCTTTACGGAGTGGCAGAGGAAATATCAGATGAGCAAATTGGAGGTCTCAAAATGAAAAGAACTTTAACGCGTACCCCAATAGTGTACCACATCGTCAATGGCAGGATGATAGAAGGCCCACCAGCAGAAGTAACGGGCGACCTCACCGATATACGGGGCGACCTCTCCGGCGTACGAGGCGACCTCACAGGCGTAACGGGTGACCTCTCCGACGTATGGGGCGACCTCACTGTGCGGGGTGACCTCATAGGAGTGCGGGGCGACCTCACTGGTGTGTGGGGCGACCTCACTGGTGTGCGGGGTACGCTCACCTACATAACGGGAGACCTCTCCGACATAACGGGAGACCTCTCCGGCGTGTGGGGCGACCTCACTGGTGTGTGGGGCGACCTCACTGGTGTGCGGGGTACGCTCACCTACATAACGGGAGACCTCTCCGACATAACGGGAGACCTCTCCGGCGTGTGGGGAGACCTCTCCGGCGTATGGGGCCGCTTCTCTGGTATAACGGGCGACCTCACCGATATACGGGGCGACCTCTCCGGCGTACGAGGCGACCTCGATGAGTGTGGATTAACAGCGGACGACCGCGCCAGTGGTGTTGACATTAAAGCCCTGATTGAGGGGGGCGGCGATGACTAATGAGCGTCTTATGGTTTCTTGGTTTAGCGCGGGAGTTTCAAGCGCAGTTGGCACCAAACTACTAATTGACCAGATTGACAGGATTATCTATGTCCATATAGATGACCAACATCCAGATACTATACGATTTATCAAAGATTGTGAGGAATGGTTTAGGAAACCTATTGAGTGGATTCAAAGTCCATTAAAGAGTGTAGAAAATGCTTGCCGTATGGCTGGAGGTAGAGGATATATTAATGGGGTTGGTGGGGCCTCCTGCACATTGAGGCTCAAGAAAAGAGTTCGCAAAGAGTGGGAGCAAACTATGGGCGGTTCTCTCACCTATATATGGGGAATGGATTTAAATGAGCAAAATCGCTGTGATAGACTTCTCGACAGTATGCCGGAGCAGGAGCATAGATTCCCATTAATTGAACAAGGATATCAAAAAAACGATGCGCACCGTATCCTCAAAGCGAGTGGTATCAAACGACCCGCTATGTACGACCTCGGCTATAATAACAATAATTGTATAGGTTGTGTAAAGGGCGGGGCGGGATACTGGAACCATATACGCATAGATTTTCCAGAGGTTTTTAAAACACGAGCTAAAATGGAACGAATAATTGGAGCCTCTTGTATTAAGGGCATATATCTTGACGAACTTGATTCTGAACGAGGTAGGTTTACACCACCAGTGGTTGAGGACTGTGGCATACTGTGCGAATCATTAAAACTATAAAGGAGTCCGACGATGACTAAATACGAGTGCGTATATTGCCATGATATATTTTACAGTGCGGATGGGACAAGGACTATCAAGTGTCCCCATTGTCAGGAGATGTTGAAGGTGGTGGACGAAAAGGAGGTCTCAAAATGAGAGAGACGACATTTGAGAACGCAAGAGTTGGAGAAAGACTTTGGCATATCCGTTATGGGTGGGGGAAGGTAATGAGAATCACTGAAGAGGGTGCCATCAGTGAATGTTTTGCAATCGACCTTGATAGATTAGATATGCCCCGACAATATTTCTATCCTAATGGCAAGGAAAACCAGTCCGACCTCACACCAAGTTGGTTCTGGGACGAGGTGAAGATAGTCGCACCTGAGAGGCCGAAAAGGAAGGTGGTGAGGACAGTGGAGGGATATGCGAATGTCTATCACGGGGTAGAGTATTTACATTCTAACGAGGATTCGGCATTAAGATGCAGAACCGACGATTGCATCACCACCGTCAAGCTCACGGGCGAGTATGAGGTGGAGGAATAGAAACGCAAAATTCAATAGAGGAGATTGAGGAATGAAAATCCTATACACTTACGGAGTCCTATCCCTTATCAGCATAGTCGCCTACGCCTATTTTGGCTGGCGGCACCATCGTAACAAGGCTCGGTACATGAGCGAGGACGACAACGACCTAATCGTTCACAAGGCGTGGATTGAGGCTGGGAAGAAGGAGGGGAGATGATAATAAGAGATAAAGACAGTGTAACTATCTTCATAGAACAGGGGCGTGAATTACGGATGACCCCTCAAGAGTTCGAGGATTTAGAGTGGCTGATAAAGAACCCAAGCCCACTGATAGAGATTAAAAATCCTGCAAAGGCGTGGTCGCCATGTAGTGGAGATGACTGCACGCACCCATCACATACCAGTAAGTCAGAACACCGGTGGGAGTACAGAGGTAAGGTTGGCCCCAAATTCTGGCGAACCTGTCTGGTTTGCGGCTATTCTCAATCCGATGTGATAGATGTAAGCGAAGGAGGGTTTACAAAAAAACCTGAAAGTTCTTGTAAAACATTAAAGCGGAGAGGGCCAGAGGAATGGGAATGAAATACCTATACCTAATCACCCTCTTCACCGTCGGGGAGGTGGCGAATACAAGGGCGCAGGATAAAGTGTTCATGGACTCCATGCGGATGATGGATAGGGCAACGCCTACAATGAAGTCTGGGAGGGAGAGATGAGCGGTAAGATTGAAGAGATAAATCGATATATTGATGAATGTCCTTTCAAAACACTTGATTTTCGTAAAGAAGATGTGATGTTTCTACTCTCCGAGATAGACACGCTCCGTGCTCGCCTCGAAGCGGCTGAGAAGGTGTGCGAGACGGCTGAAGAGCTTGAGATAGCTCAAGAACCCTTGAGTGTGCTTACTGCGGAAATTAAACAGGAGAAAGCCCTCGCCGCATGGCGCAAGGTGAAGGAGGGGAACAATGGATGATTTTGAATTTTTAAAGGAAATATGCAAGTTCTC